ACTGCGTGGACCCCATGAAAATAAGACATGGGAAGATGTCACCACGACAGACCCAATCTACCTAGCCATTTGTTGGACAGAATTCAAATAAATGCGCTCCCTAAGCTCATGATCAATTGCGGCTTGAACATCCTGGTCGTACGTGGTATTACGACGTATCATCTCAAGACTGGGAAAACCCAAGGAGATGAGGCGAGCACCCTCCGGGCCACCGATACGTTCAAACAAATTAGAGTCCTCAACAGAAAGATCAGAAAGGTCATCATCACGTATCTGACAACAGACTCGAGTGATGATTTTATTAACCTCCTCGGAACCACACAACATCTGGAGATAATTGTGGGAACGATGTAAGAACTCATAAGCACGTTCATTAGTGCCATAAGTGTCCAAAGCAAGAGCGCGTAACCTAATCAGATGCATGGGTATGGAAAAACCATTGCCAGCAATACAATGAGCCTTAGAAAAATAATCCACAGTGGGACGCCATGGCAAGTCTTCTTCACCCCAACCAATGTCCATCTTAACAATATACCTCTTAAGAAACTTAGGGCCACGATACTCAATCTCATCACGAACCAAGGCGGGTGAAAGCTGTGTATAAAAACATGAAATAGTCATATCGGGACGAGGATCATTATCAGTGCACACATAAGTGTCACTAAGCTTAAGCTCCATATGCCATCTAGTTTGAAGATAATTGGCGAGCTGATCTGGAACATGGCCATGAGTACAGACCTGACGAAGAACCTCAAGGGAATAACTAAGGACACCATCGTCACCATAGTCTTTAAATCGCCTAAAACATTTCTTAAAAAACTGTTTGTCGGGAGCGCTCTCGTAAAGAAACATATCAAAGCAGTCAAATATTATCTCCAAATACCAACTATCACCCAAAGAGGTCAAGAGCTCACCGGAAAACATCAACCCAAATATGACCCTCCATTCGTCGCCAAACCATTTAACAACCTTAGCAACAGAATTCTCCAGGGACCAAAGAATCAACTTCTCCAGTATAGGCCAGTCTGGGGATGTCCTATCATACAAAAACCAGGGGAGGAACATGCTCATCAAGAGGAGAGAGGCCAAAACAGACTGATCAAACTTGCTAATGTCCAGAGCAAGAAAGAACTTCCCCAAGGTATCCGCACCAAACATCTTGGCAAATCTGGCAGCACCACCGTGTTGCCACTTATGGCCTATACCATTTGCGCCCCTAGAATAAGAACGCTTCATAGCAGGC